TCCTTGTCTAACAATGCCATTTCTAGCATTACCGGCAGGGATTGGATAATTAAAGTCTTTAATTAAGAATTAGTATAAAACTGAGAATCCATCAAATACCCTTCGATGTTTTTTACCCCAAAATCGCTTCAAAAAAGTAAGCCTCTGAAACCCGAAGGTTTCAGAGGCTTTGGCTCCCCCTGTTGGACTTGAACCAACGACACACGGATTAACAGAGCGGGTTTTCCCGTTAAATCTCGTATTTTATTGTGGATAAACATGCCGTTTTTATACGCTTCATGTACATTTCTGTAACATTTCTTTTGGTGTTATTGCGTGGCACAAGGTGGCTTGTGTTCCAAAATTTTCAGTCCGTTTTATTGGACGTATTCACTTCTTCATACTCACCGCTTGCAGTCCTTTTCAAACCATAGCGGGCAGCAATGCTTTCATCACTTTCCCCGGCGGCTATCCTGCGCGCAATATCCTCAATGATTGCAAGCTGGTGCGCGTCTGCGCATGCTATCATTCGAGCAAGCTCGTCCCGGGCGTTCATGCTTTCACCTCCTCGCTTTCATAAAAGCCGCGAACGAAGCCGCGTACCTGATAAAGGTACCCCAATGGCAACTTCCGCAATTGCTCCACAATCCACGCAATAATTTCTTCTCTAGGCTCCGTTCCTTGCCTACAGTCGGGATTCACGACCTTTGCACTACTGGCAACAAGTGCCTTGATGTACAATGCTTTCAGCCGTTCCAGCGGTATGTCATCCAGCAGCTTCATGAGTTCCGTTTTTAGTATCTCGCGATCATCCATTGTTCTTTCCTCCTGATATTTCTTGACTTGTGGCGGGGTGTGGGGTATAATATTCACAACCCCGCCGGGGTGATTAAGGCTTCTTGTGCTGATGCTTTCCAGGGCTTGCACAAGGGGCTTTTCTTATGCAAGGGTAAACCTCCGGGCGGTGGTCTGCCGGGTGAATGCCTGGGCGACCTCCGGCATTGCCTTTTTCAAGGCCGTGGTGTCGATTCTGACAGTGGTGGCGGGTTTCCATGTGATCTTGTACTCCCCGGCATAGGCCGTCTCGGAATCGCCCATGTGTGCCTTGATGGCGCCCTTGATTGTCTCCGCTTCTGCCTGAGCTTCCTCGATCAGCCGCTGCAGCTCTCTAAGCTCCTGACATTTCATTTCCAATTCGTTGATGCTCATGGTTTTCTCCTTTCGTGGTGGTGGATGGTTGTTAAAATCGTTTCTGAGCCGTTTCCCCCGCGTATCAGATGGGGTTGCGCCGCGAAACGGTTCGGGGTAGGGTGTTTATACCCCTGAATGGTTTGCGTTTTAATCGCCGCTATTATCGACCTTATTCTTGATAGCTTGCGCCATAAGCGCGGCTCTCTGCTTTTCGGATAACTCATGTTTTTTTCGATAGGGGTTCTTGCCTCTGCGGAACGGATAGAGGGCGCATCCTGTACAGGTGCATAGCTCTACTTCGTTACTGCTACCGCAGCAGCAGTCCAGACATTTCGCTCGAATGGCCTTGACCGGGTTTGTGATTTCCTTTTCTTCCATTGGTTTACCTCCTAAGATTTTGTTTGCCGTCTCTCCGTGCTGCCTCCGCCTCTTTGTGTTTGGTATAGGACTTACAACAAGCGGTGTTGAAATTGGGCTGTCCTGTTCTTCATGGCTATATGATACTATATCGGGGACGATATATCAAGATGGAATATAGCACAAATATATCGTACCCAATATGTGCATTTTGTATATTGTACCCGATAGAATAATGTGATATAATAGCGTTGGAGGAGGTGAACGAATGACAGTTTCAAAAGCCCAGCAAAAGGCAGTTAGCAAGTATATGAAAGAGAATTACGATGAAGTAAAGGTAAGAATGCCAAAGGGACAAAAGGATATCGTTAAAGCCCACGCGGATAAACACGACGGGGGCAGTGTGAACGCCTTTATCAACCGGGCAATCACGAACCAGATGGAGCGGGACAACACACCGGATACCACCCCCACGGAATAAAAATTCCCGCCTGAGTGGCGGGAGTGTTGACAATTTCTCAAAATCGAGGTATAGTATAGGAAACGAGGGTGCTACCGGTAGACGGTCAGCCCTCCAAGTTAGTCAGTTGTGACCGCACTCTTTGGACGGAGGGGCGGTCACTTCTGGTTTTTGTACATCATAAAGATGCCAATAATGCCAACGATTAAAATGCCGATCTGGATAAGGTCGGAGTATGTAACCATTCGCACACCCCCTCTCTGAAAAGTGGGGGCGCAGAAGCTACCCCCGATGATGGGGGCTGACCGCCTACCGTTACTGGTAGCACCATCGACAGCATAGCACAGAGAATGGCAAAAAGCAAGGGAAGATTGCAATATCTGAGCGGCAACGAGGAATCTTATACCGTAAATTTTGGCGATATCTCGTACAAGGACAGCTGAGACAGATTGACGAGAAAAGTATGGTGACACCCCGAAACCGGAGTTTGCCTGCTACAGGCCGTCTCTGGGCGCTACAGAGGGAATTACAGAAGCAAGCCGGGCAAGCATCTTGAAATGCTGCCCGGCGGTTCCTTTGTGGCTGCCGTGCGGTCTGCCTGCCTGAGCAATAACCCCCCTGCAGGCTTGAAATATGGGCTAGCACTAACAGGCTTTCTTTTGAGCCACCCACCCCCGGGGGGATAGCGGGGAAGTGGGTGGGGTCATTCGATAAGGTATAGATATATGCGACACACCCTCTCTTATCGTTTCTCGATAATCCCCTCTATTTCGTTCACATTATATTCATATTTTGCTTGTATTTCATTCATATTTAGCTTGGAAAAGAACGAAGTGCAAATGTTATGCTGCCACAGGTGCAGGCTGCCGCCGTGTATGGTTTACTGCCGATGGCAATAGCTGCCGTCTTAGTATCACTCACTTGGAAATGACACGCTGTGGTGTGTTTTCCGGCTTGTTTGGATACATACAGGGGTTTCCCACACGTCCCAAAAAGGAACCGTGTGTGGCGTTAATAGCCTTTCTTTCCTCTGTCCGATATCCGGCTTACGGCGGCGTATGCCTCCCGCAGCGTCTCAGCGTCCATCTTCTTGAGCTGCCGAAGAATGCAGCCTATCAGCGTTCTCTTTGCGCTTTCGTTGTTCATGGTTTCCTCCTGTTCGCGGTGGGGGGGTAGAGGGGAAAAGGGCGGGGGGTCTTTGAAATCAAGCCCCCCCCAAAAAAATAATAAACCCTCCAATAGCTCCCGGTATGTATCCGTCAGATGTCCTCTATGCCGTTGAGGAAAGCGCGCAGATCGCACAGCTCCTCACGGGTCAGGGTAATACCCTTCTGCATGGTGTGCTCTCCGTTCGCCTTGTCCCGCCATTTCCGCAGATCGTACCGGGCAGGCGCTCCGGCGAACGATACCAGATTCAGCTCAAGGGGCAGGGAACCGGCAACGCTCACGGTTCCGAAATGCTTCTCGATGGTGTAGGAAAACTCCTTTGTGTTTGTCATGTTCGTGACCTCCTGATGTCAAATTTTCAATTTTTTACACAGATTTATGATAGCTTTCTCATATTC